GCTGGAACAACTGCTGGATGGAGTCCAGATCACGGCTGATGATCGCTTGCAGGATCAGCGTGGCAGCCGTCTTGTCCAGCAGATCCGGAGACTCCTTGTACACCATCTGCACGGTGCCAAACCGCTGATGCCACAACCACAGCACACGGGTGTCCAGGCTGGTGCGGTGTGCCTCGGGGACACGGGTGCGCCAGCGGTGAACTGGTACGACGTCACTCATGCGCCGAGCTCCCCGCCGGTCAGATCGTTGAACTCGATGTCGAGTTTCTTCTTGGTGGCCGGGTGGGATCCTGCCCGCCGCCTGCCGACCAGCCGGTTGAAGATCATGCCACGCGCCGCGTTGGCCCGGGCCGCCGCCCCACGCTCGTCAGAGTTCGCATTGTTGGCGATCTCGAACAGGGTACGCACCACCAGCTCGTGGGCCGGCAGACTGATCAGATCATCCGTGGTGATCTCCGGGTTGTCCGCCACCATCTGCATCGCCTGCCGGATGGTGACCATACGCTTCATGCCCATACCGTGCTCCAGTCCTCCTCGTACGACACCGCCTGCGTGCGTTGCCCGGCGTGGTCGAAAAACTTTCCGTTGAAGAAGTCCAATTCCTTCACCGCCTGCACCGCGTAGCGCAACGCATCCATCATGTGGCTGTGCTTGTCGTGCATCGGCTGCTGGGTCCACATCTGCAGCCGGGTGTTGAACTCGTACTTGTAGTTCTCCAGGCATTCCAGCAGCCACTGGCAGTTGTTCTCGTGAACGATCGTGTTGTACAGCATCATGCGTGTCTGCTGAATGTCGGTGACAATCGTGTAGTCCCCGCTGCGGGAGCCAGGGATCTTCCACACCTTGTTCGACTTGGCGAGCACCGCCACGTTCGGGAACCTCTGGCGCAGCATGTCGGCCGGAGTGGTGTTGATCGCCCGCTCATGGTGGTCACCGTCCCACGGCAGGATCAGGGCTGCAATCTTGTTGAACCACGGCTTCACCTGCAGGTCATCCACATATTCGGGCAGCGCCTTGCCGTGGCCCTCCCCACAGTCGAACAGGAACAGCCGCCCATTGATCCACTGGAACGCCAGCCAACTGGTGGCATCCGACTGGATCCCGGAGGAGCCGATGTCGAACGCCACGTACACCGGATGCCCGGGGTCGAGGTTGAAGTCGTGAATACGCTGGTCCTCGACCATCTTCATGTACGCCTCGCCGTACACGGCAGCCGCGTCCATCTCCTCGAACGAGCAGTAATACTCCTGCTCGAACATCCGGTCGTTCCCGAACCGCTTCAGGTAGGTGTCCCTGACCCGTTCCAGTTCTTCCTCGGTAAGGACCGGGGGCAACCCCTCCCGCTTCATGATGGTGTTGATGTCGTCGATGTCGCGGACGACGATCTTCGCCTCCGGGTTGTCCTTCATCGACTCCATCAACTGCCACAGCGGGTTGCGGCGTTTCCCTCGTGGGGTGCTGACAACCATCAGCCGCTTGTTCTCCGCCCGGTTCTCGAGGATCGGCATCAACCGGGGGATCGGATCCTCGCGGGCGAACAGCGCCAGCTCCGTGATGGTGTAGTCCTGGAACGACGTGCCGACACCAGCCTTGTCCTGACCGGACTGGAAGTAGCCCTGCAACTTCAGCCGGCTGTGGTTGACGAACCGGCCCTCCATCACGGTGGCCTTCCAGTCCACAGCCTCCGGTGGCACGTTGTCCTGCAGACCGCGGATGTAGTCCCCGGACGCCGGGTCGATGTACGTCTTGTCCCACAGGATGTCGCGGATCATCGGGTTGGACAGGGAGATGTACACACCTGTCGTCTTGGGTGTGCGCAGCCGGGCGTCGCACTGCTCCATCGACGCAGCCACATCCTTACCGGTCTGCCGGGGCAGCACCGCAATCCCGTACCGGTGGGTTCTCCACAGCTTGTGGAGTTCCTGTTGATACGGGCGTGGCTTGTAGTAGACGGGGAAACTAGGCACGGCACCCCACAGCCCTACTCCTTACTGGCGGCCTTCTTCGCCTTCGGCTTCGGCTTCGGCTCGTCCTCGGTCTTCGCCTTGGCGGCCTGCGCGGCGGTCACCACGACAGGCTTGGATTCGGCGGACCACTCGGACTCCACACCGGCAGCCGACCGTGCCCGGCACTGCGCGGTCCACGCACCGGGAGCGGCTGATGCCACCGTCCAGTTCGGGTCGGCACGGTACGGGCCTTCGTTCCAGGTCAGCGCCCCGTCGATCCTGGTGCGCAACTTGTATTCGACCGCGCCTCGAACCGCTGCCACCGTCGCCGACAGGGTGCCGGCGTTGTTGGTGACGACAGGTGCGTCGGTGCGTGGCAGCTGCCCCACCCGGTCCACGAACTGGTTGACCGACGACTGAGCACTGCGGGCGTACTCCGTCTTGGCGGCCTGGTCGGCGGCCTGCACCCGTGCCTCGGTGTCACCGGGAGGGCGCACACTGGTGCTGGACGGCGGGAACTGTGTGGCGTCGTGAGGTGTGGTCATGGTCTCGATCCCTTCAGATCTGCAGGTGTGGCAATCCTATTGTGCCGAAAAGGGTGGAGAAGTCTTCCTTCTCAGCACTGGATCCGGCTTTGGAAGGGATGCCTGCCTGGGGCGGATCGGCTGCAGGGGGGTGCTGATCCGCCCCAGGCGGCGTAGCCGGGACTGGCGAACCGGCTTCGGCAACTGTAGCGGATTGCGCTTTCTGTTGTCCTCTCAACGCGTCGATGATCGGCTGCACAGGGACGCTGTACCCCTGCAACTTGCCGTCTTCACGCACCTCGTACGGCTGGGCGATCTTGGCGAACTCGTCGGCCAGCGGCTTGTTGAACGTCTTGGTGCCGGGGATCAGATCCGGGTTGTTCTTGAACAGGTCGATCGAGTTGTGGATCGTCTCGAGGAACTGGCGTGACTCATCGAGTTTCGTCTGTGCCGTTTCCCGGATCTCCTGCACCAGGATGCTGCGCACAGCCTCCTGCCACTCCTTCGCGTCGTTGCTGTCCTTGAGCCGTTCCATCCCCTCCTTGCCGATGGCCGGCACCTCGGTGCCCACCAGCAGCCGGGGGTGTTTCTCGAGCGCATCGAAGTAGTTCCCGTAGTCCTTACGGGCCTGCTCGAACGCCTGCTGCTGGAACCCTTTGGTCAGGTTCTCCTCTATACCGGTGCTCAGCTCGCCGAGCTTGGGTACGAAGGTGGCCGCATCTGCGGTCCAATCCGCTGGAAGATCTGCTGGCTGGCTGACGGCTGCAGGCTGTTCAGCACTTCCAGCAGCAGCTCCTCCTGGTACTGCAGGTGTTTGTGCTGCTGTTCCTGCGCTGTCCGCTGCAGGTTGTCCAGGCGTTGCAGGGCTTCCGCCAGTGGCACCATCGCCTCCAGCAGGAGCATTCGGTGTTGCAGCCGTATCTGCAGCAGGAGGCGTTGTTCCGTCTCCCACTGCCGCTGGGCTTTCCTCTGGCGCCAGTGCATCCATGAGAGCACCGAACGCCGCATCTCCTGAAGGCGGTAGATCCACGACTTCACGGGTGTCCTCACTCATTGTTGTCCCAGTTCTGCTTCAGATCCTCGAGCTCCTTGAACAGCAGTTCCTGCGCGTCGTCGGTGAACTCGAAGTTGATCTGGTCGAGCAGGGAGGCGAGGCCGACATCGCCGAAGAACATCTTGTGGACGTCGGCGATGGTGGCGAGTTCGATGGCGGCATCGACATGAGTGCAGTCCCAGTCGAGTTCCCACGTCAGGATCGTCTTCTGCCATCCGATGATGACGTTCAGGTAGTGGGTGTTGTTGTTCTGCCCGTCCTCCTCGATGGAGGTGTGCTTCAGGCATTCGTCGTCGGTGTCGATCTCCGCCTGCAGCACGTCGGTGAGCTGGTCGATCTTGTCGTAGTACAGGTCGCGGTAGTGCGGCATGTCTTCGAACTGGATCCCGCTGTGACCGGCGATCACCCGGGTGGCCCATTGGGGGGTGATGCGTTCCTTGCGGACCTCCTTGGAGGATTCGAGGACTTCCCGCCACACCTTGAGCACAGGGTTGTACGGGGTGTCCTCGGCCTCGCTGAGGATGTCTTCGACGGTCAGCTGGTCTTCGGTCGTGTTGTCGCTCATTTGATCTTCCCTGTCAGTTGGAGGTGTCGGTGCTCGGCTTGGATGGTGCGGATCACGGAGCGAATGTCGTAGCACAGTTCGTTCTCGATGTAGACCCGCTTGCAGGTCTCAGGGACGAGTTGGCTTCCGCCGTAGTACGCCTGAACCTCGGCAAGGTCAAAGCCTTCCCGACCGTCATAGCAGTGAATCTTGAACGGGAAGCGGGGGTCGGTGTAGATACCGACCTGGTAGGAGGGAAGCGTGATCTTCACCTCGGCTGGGCGGGATGTCTCGTTGCCGGCGACCTCGAAGGTTTCGACGTACTCGCCGTTCTGCACGGTTTCGGTGCGCACCCCTGTGTCCATGTATTTGAGGACGCGCCGGCCACGGGGTTTCGGGTAGGCCGGTTTCTTCACTTCTTCCTGGTGCCACTTGCGCCCCTGCTCGTCCACGCGGATCACGTCGTCGAGGGTGTTGGTGTTGAGCCGCTGTCCGGGCAGTTCCGCCGGGTCGGGCTGTGACGACATGACGACGGTCGTCTCCTCCAGTTTGGGCTGCTCCGGGGCAGGAGCAGGCTCCTCGTAGCCGAAGAACGCGGCAGGGGGTGTTTCCTCCTGCGGGGGTTCTACGGTCTCTACGACCCCTTCCTGGGCTTCCTGCGCGGGGTCTATACCTTGCTGGGTCAGGGCGGCTTTGAGCTCCTCTACCGTCCACTCGCGGTAATGGCGCGTGATGGGGACGCCAGAGTCGCGGAGTTGCTTGTAGAGGGTGCTCTTGTACTTGGCAGTCAACGGCTCTCCTAGGTGGTCTGTGCGCCCTTAGAGGACGCCCTGGCGGTTAGAGCCTACCCCAGACCCCGGTGCGCTGGGGGGATGTAGACACCTGTAGTCACCTAAGGACACACCCCTTATATATATACTCCCATCCCAAGGGTAGGAAAAAAGGTGTCTACAAGTGTCTACATTCGTCCAAAGTCCTGCGCCGGCTCCGGAATGCCATTCGCGTAGTACGCGTCATTGCCTCGCTCAACATTCCGCGCATACTCAAACGTCTCCACACTGCCCAGGTCGTAACCGACGTTCACACTCACAGGCGTGTAGCGGTACTGCACGGTGTTGAACTGTCCCGAGGACGGCTCGCCGTCCACGCTACGGGCGTAGAAGAACCACTGCTGCAGATCCCTGCGCACTGCAAGCATGTCCTGCGACTCCCACGACAATCCCTCCACGTCGGAACCCGCGCTGTCGGAGTAACGCTTCACAAGGTTCATCACCGTGCCGTTGATGTTCTTCGCGCGGATCCCGTACTCCAACGTACCGATGAAGTCCCCCAACGTCACAATGATCTGCTGCAGGTGCGCCCACGCATCGTGAGCCTTGTTCGCCCCCTGCGTATTCATCTCGAAGAACCACGGGATCGGGCGTTGCTTCACCGTCAGATCGTCAGCGACGTAGTCGTCCTGCCGGGCGTCCGGATCCAGATAGAACAGTCCGTCTGGACGGACCACCCCGATGTACACCCGCGACCCGTAGTCCATCACCCGCAGGGCGGCGGCGTGGATGAGGAACCTCGACCACGTTCCCGACTCCCCGCCGGCCATGTCGTACATCCAGATCTCGTTGCCGTTGCAGCCGTCCTCCACCGGCACACCCCGAGGGTTGTTCACCAGGAAGTACAGACGGTTGTCATGCACCGCAGACATGATCCACCGTTTGTCCTGCAGCTCCTCCCACATGTTGGAGATGTCCTC